ATATCAAGACCTGTTTTCTTGAAATATAGACGTTCAGACGATGCAGAAATGGCAGAAGTGGCGAGTAATATTGCTACAGCTATTGCTAGTTGTAAGAAACAGAATGCTTATGCAGGACTAATTAACCCGATATCATTTGCTATGGATATGAATAATAACCATGATTACGTTCAATCTAAGACAGAAACGACTATCAACTCTAACATATCCTTACAGCAAGTTGAAACAAATATACAAGATATTGCAAGTCGTCTACCCGTGGAGGATATTCCACGTCTTAAGGGGGACAAGTAAAGGGGGTAATTATGTCAAAATCCATAACTGTAGCTAGTAAATTTTCAGAGGAAGAACTTGATAGGATTGATTGGTTTGTAAAGAAAAATGAAACCACAAGAAGTGCACTTTTTCATGACCTTGTAATGCAGGGTGTAAGTGGTGAAATCCAAACTAATCATGATATTCCTGCCAATGTAAAAGAAGTGACTTTCCGTTTCACGGAAGATTTTGCTTATTTTTGGAAGGACAGAGAATATAAGGGAATCATCAATGGGGATGATGCTAGTGTGTATTTTGGAGGGGAGTGGAAGTCGTATAGACTTAAAGACCTTCCCGTGGAGGTTGTATGAAACTTTCAGTAGGTATTGTTAATGGGGCTAAAGTAGTTCCGTTAAGTGAAGTTGAAAAGTTAGTTGAGGAACTTAATGCCTATAAGATTGCTAATAAAAACTTACAGACGATGCTTGATATAGCTTTATCGGCAAAGGGGGAGAAAAGTGTATCTGAGAACGCAGGATGATGACGCTATTGTAGACCTTGATAAGTTCACATCTATTGTAGCGGAAGATGGAAAAATTTTTATAAACATGTATGACGGAAATAACCTACTTGCAGGAGAATATAAAGACCAAGAAAGGGCAAAAGAGGTCTTACAAGAGATATATGCGACTCTTGATGTTATGAGTAGGTATGAGATGCCTGTAGTATGACAAATAGAGAGATAATCAAAGCACTTGAAACTTCATCTGATTTACGGAAAAATCCTAAAAGGCTTAAAGACTTCATCGAGATGGGACAGAATATCTTTTTGATGGAGAATGATTTTAAAGAGGGTAAAAGAATCTGTCTAAAAGCTAGGGATATTGCATTAAGAAAGAGTTATAGGGATGTTACTTTTTATGAAGATTACTTGCTTTCTTTAAAATATTTAGCAAGATATTTTATGGATTTTGATTCTTACATGATTTTCTTGGAGTGTAAGAGAGATGCGGAATCGCAGTTTTATTTGCCTAGAAGAAATATCTTAAAGAATAAGCTGAATGTTGTTCAAGGATTTCAAGATATCTTGGATGATAAACTCGATGTGCTTACAATTTCGTTACCATGTGGGACAGGGAAGACTACATTGGTAGAGTTTTTTCTATCGTATTACATGGGTTTGTATCCCGATAAGTGCAACCTGTATGTTTCATATACGGGTACGATTACAGATATGTTCCACAGGGCTATGTGTGACATTATTTTAAGCGGAGAATATGCATGGCATGAAATATTTCCGAATGTTGGGCTTGAATCTAAATCTGATAAAGAAAAATATATCAATTTAGGCTCATTTAAGCCATTCAAATCTCTTACGTGTCGTTCTATAGATGCTTCAATGACGGGTGTAACAAGAGCGGAAGGTGTCATAATAAGTGATGACCTTGTATCGGGTACAGAAGAAGCATTGAATGTAGAGCGACTTGAAAACCTGTATCAGAAATATGTAAATGATGCTAAGTCAAGACGTAAGAAGGGCTGTAAAGAAATCTCTATTGCTACAAGATGGTCTGTTCATGACCCTATCGGACATTTTATTGTGGAAAATGAAGGTAATGACAGGGCAAGATTTATAGCAGTACCTTGTTATGATGAAAACGGCGAGAGTAATTTTGATTACAAATATGACAAGGGATTTGATACGGCATACTTTAAAGAGATGCAAAATGTTATGGATGAAATAACATTTAGGTGTATGTATCTGTCTGACCCGATTGAAAGAGAAGGTCTTTTGTATCACAAAGACGAATTATCTTTTTACTTGGGTGGACTTCCTGTAGATGATGAAGGGAATACTAAAGAACCCGATGCTATCCTTGGAGTATGTGATACGAAAGATACAGGAACAGACTTTAACTGCCTACTTGTTGTTTATCAGTATGGACAACATTATTACCTTGAAGATTTGGTTTATGATAATGGTTCTCCATATACGTTAGATGAATTAAACGCTAATTGTCTTATAAGGAACAAGGTTCAGATGTGTCAGTTTGAGTCTAACAAAGAAGGTTCACGAACAGGTAATGAAGTGCAGAGAATTATTGATGAACGTGGTGGTAGATGTTCCATAACAAAGAAGTATACGACGCAAAACAAGGAAACAAAGATAATCGTTAATTCAGATTGGGTAAAGAAACACGTATTTTTCAAAGATGAATCTGAACAAAACGAGATGTATCGTAAGTTTATGCGGAGTGTATATTCTTATGTGCAGATGGGAAAGAATAAACATGATGATAGTGTTGATGCTCTAGCTATGCTTGCTTTATACGTTCAATCTTTTGAAGGAAGTAGAGTGGAAGTTATGAGTAGAGCAAGTTTAGGATTCTAGGAGAGTGAAAGATGACATTTGTAGAATGGGCTAAACAAACTGCAAGGGAAGTTGAATCGAATGTCCCATACGCATTAGTAAAAGATATCATGGTTAATGCAATAAGAGTAGCTACCGAAGAAATGTTATCGAATCCTGCCGAAGCGGATTTAGATATCACAGGTATAGGTCGGTTTTATCTTAATCATAGAATCTGCCATAATAATTTTCCTACTCCCGAGCATCCCGAATATGAAACGTATTGGACTTTGCATTTTAAACCTGCAAGGGTGCTTAAAGAGGTCTTTAATGGGAAAAGGGATGTAAGAGAAATGATGATAGGTTGCTTTATTCCGCTTTATCCCGAGTACGTATATAACGAGGACGGAAGTGTAAAAAAAGGCTATCCTAGAGGTATAACAAAAAATTATAAAGTTAAATATGATGTTAAGGTGGTGGAAAACTATTTAACCGCTTACAAAAAAGCAGTTAAAAATGCCACGAAAAACAATATTAAGACGGATGAAAATGACTAATATTTTTGGGGAAAATCTTAAAAGAATAAGAGAAGAAAAGGGATTCTCGCAGGATGAATTGGCTAGAAGTATTCATATTTGTAGAGAGAGTGTGAGTAAGTGGGAAACAGGAAAAGCGTCACCACAATTAAAGTGGGTTTATGAAATAGCAGTAGCTTTAAATGTAAACCCTACGGAATTAGTTCGGACAAAATAAGCACACTATTATGGAATCTAGGTAAACCGTGATAATATCAAAATAGAGCCAAAGAGCCGAGTACATTGTACTTTGGCTCTTATTTTTTTTGGAGGTAGATATGCTGACACCATCTGTAGTATTTAATACGGATTCTGAATATGGACGCATAAAGATATTTACAGATGCAGATGAAATTACAGAAGCCAACGTGGTTGAGATTTTCAACACAGCGTATGACCTGCACCAATATAACGCTATAAAAGAGGATTGGCTTTTTGCGTATGAGCGTGGCAAGCAAGCGATTTTGGACAGGGTTAAACCTATTAGGTCTGATATAAACGAGAAACTTGTTATCAATAAGGCATCACAAATTGTAGATATCCATGTTGGTTATTGTTTTGGAAATCCCATTACGTATGTACAGCGTGGGAAAGTAGAAGATGACGGACGAAAGCCCGAAACCACAAGTGATGATGATAACAGTTATATTGCCATGATTAACAAGATGATGGCTGAACAGGGTAAGGCTAAGAAGGATGTTGAGCTTGCCCGTGACTATATGATATGCGGTCTTGGTTATCAAATGGTTTGGAAAAATGATAATGAAAGTCATTATTCACCATTTAAGATAACAACGCTGAATCCACGTACAACATTTGTTGTTTATAAGAATGACGCTTTCAGAGAACCAATGATGGGATGTACATATTTCATCAATGCTGATGGAAGTATTACGGCAACAATGTATACGAAACATCTCTGTTTTAAGCTGAATAAGTTCGTTACAGAGGATGGTAAGTATCAAGGATTAGAAGTAACGCCTAACCTTTTGGGAGAAATTCCGATTGTCGAATTTGAACATGTAGACAGAATGGGCGTGTTTGAAAAGGTTATTTCAATTCTTGATAGGGCTAATGTCCTTAATTCAGATAGAGTAAACGATGTGGCTCAACATGTTCAATCATTGTTATGGCTACATAACTGCATGATTGATGATGATAAAAAGAAAAAGCTGATTGATGGTGACGGAGTTATCGTTACTAAATCGAATGGTGATGGTAAAGAAGCTAAGATAGCGTATCTGTCACAGGTTTTGAATCAATCAGAAGTGCAGACATTCGCAGATTTCTTGTACAGGCAGGTAGAGGAAATAACTTCTACTCCGTCATGGCAAGAAGCTAGTGGCGGTTCTACTACAGGAGCTATGCAGTTGTCTAACGGATGGCAGAGTTTGGAGCTTTCTGCTAAGAGCGTTGAACAATCATTTAGAGAACCCGAACTACAGATACTTAGACTTGTAGCGAAGGTTATTGAAAATGATAACCGTGGATACATGAAGGTTAAAAAGATTGATGTTTCTGACATTGATATAGCAATGCCTAGAAATAAGAACTATGACCTGTTATCTAAGACAAATGCGTTGGCGACAATGATTAACACGGGTGTTGATGGACTTTGGGCTTTCCAAACTGTAGGACTATTCTCTGATGCAGAACAGGCTTACATGGATTCTGAAAAGACCATAACAGCTTTACAGAAATCAAAAACAGAAAAGCCACAGAACAACGCTGATGCAAGTACGAGTGAAGATGGTAAAGGTGGAGCTAATAATGAGCCAACCGAGAAAGTTGATGAATCTGTACAACCATCACAAGTAGCACAAGTTGAGGATTAACCATGAGTCCTGCACTTTATTTTGCTGTAATGCTAATAACTGAACCACAGAAAGCTAGAAGGATTCTGTTGGCAGAGGAACTTGAAAATTGGTTCATGGATTTATTCGATGATGAATTTGAGGATATCTTGGAAGGTAATTTTAGGGATAACCAAAGCGAATACGTGAGCCGTATTGTTGATAAATACCTTGAAATAACAAACGTGGAAGACAATCCTTCAAACGAGTATTCAAGGTCTGTTATAGAAAAGGCGGTTAAGACCGCTACAGAAATACAAGAAACCACTTGGAAAAATATCGTAACCATCCCGTTAAGGGAAGATACGGATGAAGATATATTAGCTGATTTTATAGTGAATGGAATTGCTATTGGAAGTGCGCTGTTTGCTACGGATAGCGTAAGGAGATGGCTTGGCAGAGATAGAGCCAACTTGATTGCGTTGAATGAAGCTAATTGGAAGTGGAATAACGAGGAATACTTTGATGCCTTGTCAAGTAACAAAACAAAAACTTGGCATACGGCATTGGATGAACGGGTACGACTCACACACATGGCATTAGAAGGGGAAACAATAGCCGTAGATGAAATGTTTGATGTTGGCGGTTTCCCTGCGAGATATCCTTTAGATATTTCACTACCCGCCCATGAGATTGTGAATTGTAGATGCTCTGTAAGTTATGGTAAATAGGCTAAACGCCTTTTACATAGATACTGTAGTACGGCAGAGAAGCCGTTTAAATCGCCAACTTGTTAGAGAAAACAAGTTGTAAAAATCAAAAAAACGCAAAGGAGAAATTGAATATGGGTAATGACAATCAGAACGGAACTGTAAACGGAACAGAAGCACAGGCACAGCAGACTAATCCGCAGACCAATCCGCAGACTAATCCTGCTCAACCTGCACAGGCAGAGCCACAGGGAACTACGGGCAAGGAAGATACTACTCCTAGCTTGGCAGACCTTATGAAAGAGAATGCAGAACTTAAAGTTGATAACAGGCGACTTAAGAAAGCAAACGATTCTATTTCATCTGAAATTGCAAACATTAAGAAACAGCTTAATGCGAAGATGACAGAGGAAGAACTTAAGGCTCAACAGAAGTCTGAACAGGATGAAACTGTGTTAAATGAGCTTAAAGAGCTTCGTAAGGAAGTAGCTCTGACAAAGGCTACTAAGAGATATATGTCAATGAAGATGCCCGAAGATTTGGCTGAAAAAGTCGCACAGGCAGAGCTTGACGGAGATATGGACTTAGTAACACAGAGCATTAACTCCTTCATGGACGCACAACAGAAGGAAACTGAGGAAAAGGTCAAGGCAGATATTTATGCTAAGATGCCTACCCCTGTTTCGGGAAATGGTGACGGACAGGTTGATTACGAAAAGCAGTACAAGGAAAAGCTCGATGCAGGTGATATTACAGGTGCTATTCATGCACAGCTTATGGCATCGGCGCAAAAAGTAGCTAACCAATAAGGAGGAAATGAAAAATGGCAACTGCTATGAGTTTCGGTACTCCCAATTTTAGCGGAATGTTGTTCAGAAAGGGCGTTGAGAAAACACCTTTTTCAACAATCATCGGCGCAGGACGTGGGTTTACCAATCATGTAGAGTTCGTGTGCGGACAGTATTACAACTCAATCCAAGGTTCACAGCCAAACATTTCTGAGAGTGCATCACTTACAGCACCCGAAGCAAATGTGGCTACAAGAAGCCAACTTACAAACGTAACTCAGATTTTCCAAGAGTCTGTAAGCGTATCTTACGCTAAAGAGTCTAACATGGGAACAATGAGTGGCGTTAATGTTGCAGGTCAACAGCCTAACCCTCAGAGTGAGTTGGAGTTCCAAATTTCAAGAACAATGGCTAAGATTGCGCAGGACATTGAGTACACATTCATCAATGGTCAGTACAACAAGGCTACCAATGACAACGAAGTAAATAAGTCAAGAGGTATCCTTACAGCAATCACAACAAACGTCATCAATGCGGGCGGTGATGGGCTTACACGTAACCTCATTACCAAGGCTCTTATGGCTATCGCAAACGCAGGTGGTGATATCTCTAACATCATTGTTGGTGTTCCTGCTATCCACCTTGCACAGCTTGACTACGATGCAAACAAGAATGGCATGACAGCCGTTCCTAGAGAGCGTGAGATTAACGGTCTTAAGATTCAGACAGTTCTTACACCTCTTGGTGCAGTAGGCGTACAGCTTATGGAAACAATTCCTGTAGGTACAGCTCTTGTATTTAATCCTACAGTTATGCGTCCTATGGAACAGCCTACACCGAATAAGGGTAACTTCTTCCTTGAGCCACTTGCAAAAGTTGGTGCAGGTGATAACTACCAAATCTTCGGTCAGATTGGACTCGACCACGGCGCAGAGTGGGTATCTGCTAAGATTACAGGAATGTCTGAGGACTTCCCCGAAGACCCTGTTGTAAGTGGCTGATAAACCCTGTGTGAAAAGGATGATGTATGAACATAGCAACTTTTAGGACTATCTTAGGTGAAACAACTCTTACTGATGAACAGCTTGAAGTTTTGCTTGAAAGAGCAAAGCGTATGGCTATCAATCATTATTTTTGGAAAGAGGATGACGAGCCTACAGAAGATGAAAAAGAAAAGTTCATAAATCGGTATGAGTATGAAATCTATGACTATGCCAAGACCGTTGTGGATAGCTCTAAGCGTGATGGAATGATTGAGTTCTCTGAGCTTGGAGTCACAAGGCGGTGGGAGAGTGGCGGTGACAAGTCCGTGGATAATGCCTTAAGTCTTATCCCTGTAAAGACATACATACTGTAGGAGGTTCTTATGTTTGATTTAGAAGAAAATCAAAGAGAATTTTACTATCAGTTGTATATTACTGAAACAGATGAATTAGACGAGGAAGGTAATCTCACAGGTGACACCGAACTTGTTTATTCTGCCCCAATTAAGGCAAGTGCTATGATTAGCGAGAATACTTCTGAAACGGCAGAGATGCCTTTTGGAAAAGACCTTGTTTATGACAAGATGATATCCACGGTGCAGGATTTACCGATAGACGAGTATTCAAGATTGTTTATAGATGTTGTTCCCGTTCTTAATGAGGACGGGACAACGGATACTAAACCCGATTACAAAGTCAAGAAAGTTGCGAAGGGAATATATCAAAAGGTATGGGCTATCCAAAGGATAGAAGGCTATGGAGAAAATAATCAAGGTTAATCCCTTAAGAATGTCTAGTATTAAAAAGGCTATTAACGAATTAACAGCTTATAAAAGGTTGTTAGAGGAATTTCCGCAAAAGTATACACAGGCAATGATGGATACTTTTAAAGAATTTCTCATGGAGGAGATGCCACCTAGCGCAATGGGGATGCTGAAAACTATTGATGTAATCGACAATGGCAACCATGCCGAAGGAATCGTTGTATTTGACGGACACGTTGAGTTTATTGAATTTGGTACAGGTATCATTGGTCTTAATCTACATGATGGGATAAATGATGAATGGCTAAATGCACTACCACCACCTTATAACAAGGGATGGAATACGGGTGAGTATATAATACATGCCCGTACCTCTGAGTGGGATTTAGATTATTGGCGATATCGTGATGAAAGCGGTAATTGGGTAACTACCAATGGTATTCCTGCGAATCCTTTTATGTATCGGTCAGTTGAAAGACTAATCGGAGCGCATAGGAGAATCAGAAATGAGGTGTTAAGTGGTATCAGATAAAACCAACAAAATCTACACAGGATTGGTGGAGTTCTTGAAAGAGTATCATCCTAAAGTCAAGTGTGGAACGTCATATAGCGAAACTGTTAAATTACCTTACGTATACTTCTTTTTACTTGATGAACCAACTAGACTTACTACTCTTTCCAATACGGAAGATGGTGTGAATCTTGTTTATCAGATAGAAGTGTACACAACAGACGGGTCGGATAAGACACGAAAGATAGCCCATGATATACGTAGTTATATGGTGGGTTTGGGGTTCAAAATCAGAACTTTCATGCCTGTTCAGACTCCATCAAATATAAGCCGTTTCGTAATAAGATGCGAGAGGCTTGATGTATAGGAACATTGGGCTGATAGGGGTGCGCACCCGAAAGCCGTAGCCTAGCGGTTTCAGCCCTAAAAATAGGCAAATCCCTACGGGCGTGGGAACACAACTATGGAGGATAAAAAGATGGCAGTATTATCTAATGTTTCTTACCTTTATCGTAAGGCAAACGGAACATCAACATTTGTCAAACTTGTAGATATCACTTCTGTACCCGACCTTGGTGGCGCACCCGAGCAGATTGATATTACAACTCTTTCTGACAGAAAGCAGAAGAACATGAATGGTATTCAATCTGTTTCTTCTCACGAGTTCGGCGCATGGTATGACGATACAGTATATGATACTTTACAGGGTATCATGGATGCTGATTATGACAAGACTTCTGCTAGTGAGCTTGACACCTATCAGATTTGGATTGGTGAGAACGGCGTTGGCGGTAAGTTTGAGTGGCAGGGTAAGCTCTCTGTTTATGTAGGTGGATATGAGTCAAATGCGGCTATTCCTATGACAATTACCATCTCAGACGAGGGTGAGGAAG